AGAAGGAAGCCCGTAAAGAAAGCCAGTGCTTCACGCCGGTCGTCGTCGGTTGGGTAGTCGACGCGCGCAACAGATTCACTGATGGCCCTTCTGGCCGCCTCCAATACTTCGGCCAGTAGCGCTGGAGGGTCTTCGGCATGGCGGAGGGTCGCGACGAAGCAGTCGCGTTGAGCGATGAACTCGTAGTCTTTGGGACGCATTAAATAGCAGTAGCCTGTTGGCCGCGAGCAAGCAACGCTTGAACGCACACGAGAACCGGTCTAGCCTTTAGGCATGACCAAATATTTTGCAATCATCCTGCTGTCTCTTGTTGTCGGCTGCGGTGCCTGCGGTGCCGACCAGGCCGATGCGCCTGGCTTCGACGCCGTTAACGGCACAGATGCGCAAGCACTTCGCCATCGTCGGCCTCCAACCCCGTCACCAACCCCCACACCGTCGCCTTCGCCGACCGTTACACCGCATGGGCCGACCCCGATTGGTGCGCATACGTTCGTGAACAACCGCGCCGGCCCCGGCGTGTCACCGATGACCACACCTTCGGTAACAACCGGCATGGGCAGTACGTTTGTTCTTTTCGTGGGGACTACGCCGGGCGAATTCGGCACCGTCACAGACAGCAAGAACAACACCTACCAGATGGTAGGTAGCCCGCAGAGCTACGCAACAGGTCAGGGCGAGCTACGACTCTTCGTCTGTCAGCAATGCACCGGCGGGCAAGGACACACGTTCTCGCTCATCAAGGGTAAGGGGCAATCGGGTGGCGAGGCGGTCCTGTTCGCGGTCGAGGTCATTGGCGGCCCGATGCTCGATGTCTGGGGACAGGCGAACGATGCAGGGAACCCGCTCGGCGGAGCGCTCAAGACGTCCAGCCCCAACGAGGTTCTGCTGATTGGTGCATTGGCGGCGAGCTATGGGAGCCCCGACCACTACACACCAACGGATGGGTTCACGCTCCTGAATGAACAGACGAATGGCACCGACTCCCTTGCTGGCGGGGTTGCCGCCGGGACGGCGCCTGTTCCCGGTTTGTACTCGGTTGGGCTGACTTCCTCAAAAGCGAACAATGGAGCCGTGTTCGTGGTGGCGCTGAAGTGACGACAGCGGAGACACGTACCCCTGACGATATTGGCGACCTCGTCGCCGCACCGTACAACCCGCGTGCGATTTCCGAAACCGCAGCGGCGGGACTGGCGAAGTCGCTAGCGGACTTTGGTGACCTGTCTGGAATCGTTTGGAACGCGAAGACGGGGCGACTAGTTTGCGGTCATCAGCGCGTCGAACAGCTCCGCAAGCTTGGTGGGGTGTACCATGACGGAGCCATCATTGTCGGAGACGGCAAGCGGTTTCAGGTGCGCGTCGTGGACTGGGATGAGGTCACGGAGAAGGCGGCGAATATCACCGCCAACAACAAACACCTGGCCGGCGAGTACACCAGCGACCTTCAGGGGCTCCTCGACGAGGTGAAGCTGGCGATTGGCGATGATGACTTCACCGACTTGCGTCTCGATGCGCTGATAAGCGCCATGCCTGTGGCCGACCCGCTCGAGAGCGAGAGCGACGACGAGGATGATTACGAGTTGCCAGAGGAGCCGGTAACCAAGTTTGGCGACGTATGGACCCTTGGTGGGTCGACGCTCATCTGCGGGGACTCTGCGCAACACCTGCGCCGCGGCGCGAGCGTCGATTGCGTCTTCACCGACCCACCATACGGGGTGAACTACACGTCACGGGTGGATAAGGAGCGGCGCAAGGACTGGGGCCCTATACGTAACGATGGTCTTGGCGGGGATAGTCTCCGTGTGTTTCTGAAATCGACCGTCCCTCTCGCGAAATTCACGTACATCTGCTGTGACTACCACACATTCATGGATTTTGAGGCTACCTTTGGGAAGCCGAAGTCATGCATCGTTTGGAACAAGGGGTCTATAGGACTGGGTTGGGGCTATCGGCGCCAGCATGAATTCATCCTCTTCTACGGCGCATTCAGTAAGACAGACGGTTCGTCGGCGAGGGCAATGTCTGACGTATGGGACTTCGCCAGGGATTCGAACTACAAGCACCCAACCCAGAAACCAACCGCGCTGGCAATGAAGGCGCTCATCGATTGCGACGCCACGTCCGTCTACGACCCATTCATAGGCTCTGGCACCACGCTGCTTGCTGCAGAGAAGCTGGGCATACCATGCACCGGTATCGAGATTGAACCGAAGTACTGCGACGTCGTCGTGCAGCGATGGGAAGAGCTGACCGGCGGTAGCGCCGTCCGGAAGGGTGGATGACATGGTGATGGGACGTCCACCCATTCTAACGGAGGAGCTATCCAAGAAGATTATCTCCTTCATCAAGGCCGGTAACTATATGGATACTGCAGCGCGGGCCGCAGGCGTCAGTAAGGCGATTCTATATGTATGGCTAAAGGAAGCGAACAACGAGATGAAGCGGCGGGAGCGCGGGAAGCACGACAAGTCTAAACAGGTTTTTGTGGACTTTTTGGACGGTATAAAGTCAGCCCAAGCAGAGGCCGAGGTCCGCGACATACTAGTAATATCCAAGGCATCTGAAAAGTATTGGCAGGCGGCGGCGTGGAAACGGGAAAGACAGAACCCGGCGAGATGGGGCAAGAAGGACGCGGTGACAATCACTGCCAAGGGAGCGTCAGATGAGCAACGGAAGCGAGCCCTTGAGACAGCGCGAGCCCGTATCGCCAAGGCAATCGGCGCGTCTGCTGAGCCAAAGAGAAAAAGACTCCCTGCTAAGAAAGATGAGCCTGCTTGAACTCGACGCCGCAGCCTATGACTGGGAGAGGTTCTTCGCCAGGCCCGAGCAGCTACCACCGCCGGGTGATTGGTATGTATGGCTTTTTCTTGCCGGAAGAGGGAGCGGGAAAAGTCGAGCATCTGCCGAATGGATACGTCGCCAGGCCGAACTCGGCCGAGGGCCGATGGCTCTGGTCGGGCGCACAGCAGCAGACGTGCGCGACGTGATGATAGAGGGGTCAGGCGGTCTGATGAGTGTTTGCCCGCCGTGGTGGCGCCCGAAGTACGAGCCCAGCAAGCGGCGGCTGACGTTCCCGAACGGCGTCATTGCAACGGCCTATTCTGCCGAGGAGGGCGACGCGCTTCGCGGCCCGTCTCACGCGGTCGCCTGGTGTGATGAACTGGCAAGCTGGAAATACTGGAACGCCTGGGATATGCTCATGATGACCCTGCGTGTCGGCGACAATCCCCAGTGTGTTGTCTCCACTACACCTCGCCCGCTTGCCGCCCTGCGCAAGCTATCAACGCAGCCAGGGGTCGTCGTCACGCGCGGAACGACTTACGACAACGCGGACAATCTGGCACCCGGGTTCATGGACGCGATTATAGCCAAATATGCCGGCACCACGCTCGGACGTCAGGAGCTTCTGGCGGAGATGCTATCCGAGATTCCAGGAGCACTATGGAGACGCAAGGACATTGATGACCACCGCGTCGACGCCGCGCCCGACCTGGTGCGTGTCGTTGTCGGGGTCGACCCGTCTGTAACCTCTGGCTCTGACTCTGACGAGTGTGGTGTTGTCGCTGTCGGCAAGTCCTATGCCGGACATTACTACGTGCTCAAGGATTGGTCGGGCGTCATGAGTCCAGACACCTGGGCACGGAGGGCAGTAACATTGTACCAGGAACTGAGGGCCGACCGGGTGGTTGCGGAGGTGAATCAGGGAGGCGACTTGGTCGGGCGTCTGATATACTCAATAGACGACACCACGGCCTACACGGCTGTCCATGCAAGCAAGGGCAAGCGCGCCAGGGCCGAGCCGGTCGCCGCCCTGTACGAGCGTGGCCTGGTCCATCACCAAGGCATTCACACACACCTTGAGGACCAGCTTTGCAACTTCGTCCCTGGACAAAGCGACGGAAGCCCTGACCGCCTCGACGCTATGGTCTGGGCGTTCACCGAGTTAATGGAGCATGACTCGCCGGCAGTGGCACCGGCCTACGACGATACAGGGGCGAGCCGATGGAGAGTATAACCGTGGCAGAGGAACTGCAGCGCATCGACCGCCGTCTTTATTGGGCGAGTCAACGGTATCTCGATGCTCAAAACCGTGGAAGCGGCCAGGATGACGAACAGTGTCGCCAGCATTCGTGGTTCTGGGTGTCTGGCTGGTCGCGCCTTCGTCAGTCCATTCTGCTCGCGCTAGGCGTCATGCCATGAGCAACCCGGCGCTTGTGCATGTGCAGCGCGTAGAGTCGCGCGCCAAGCCGATGAGCAAGGCCATTCAGCGCTGGCTGATGCAATACGCCAGGAGTCTTTTGCCCAGAGTCTTGGAGCAGGCGCAACGCGAAATGGTCACCAAGGCAGACGACGACCTGACGAAACAGCTACTGGAAATCCTCCGGCTCTACGGTCTGCGCCAAATGCAAGAGGCCGCCGGCGCAGCGGCCAAATGGCAAGGTGGCGCGGGCAAGGCCATCATCCCGGCTGGCGCGGTGAAGGACTATCTTGCCGAGAAGCGCGTGCTCATTCAGCAGCTCAAGGCGGACACGGAAGAGTCGGTCAGACGTCAGGTTGGCGACCTCATCAACGAGGCGCTACAGGAAGAACCAGTACCGAGTGCCGGTGAGATTCGTCGCCGCATCATGAACTCGTGGTTTGGCCCTGCAGGCGGAACGCCTGGCGCGGCTGAGGAGGTCGGCGGTCGTGGCGTACTTGGTACAACGGAACAATCTACCGACAATGGTGTGCTGTATGCGTTCTCGGCTGAACGCGCTGACCTCATTGCAAGGACGGAACTGGCGCAGGCGGAGAACACTGGCAAGGTCGAGGGCTACGAGCAGACTGGTGCGAAGATGTTGGAATGGGTGGCGTACACCGATGGAAAGTCGGGAGACCGTCATCATGAAGAGATGGACGGAAAGATGGTGAAGATAGGTGACTACTTCGTCATGCCGCGCTGGAAAGGTATCAAAGATAAACTCCGGTATCCAGGAGACCCATCAGCTCCAATCAGGCAAACGGCGAACTGCCGCTGTACGGTGGTCGCGCACGATTAAGTCCCGGGGGGGATGACATGCAAAAGAAAAAGGGCAGTAAGCCGCCGCTGAAGAAGCAACCCGGGGGGGGAGTTTCGAATAGCGTTTCCAAGTCCATCGCAAAGCGCATCATGCCCAGGGAGTCAAAGAAACCGCTCCCGCGACCGAGGCTCGCCGACATCCAGCTCGCGCCGCGCAGAGCCGCAACGAAGGCAAGCAGCAACGAGATTGCCGACTTCCCGGAAGACGTGCCGAAAATGCGGCCGACGCTCCGGGACAGGAATCTTGAAGACCTATCGCCGGTCACGGCGCAGGGGGTTGACGACATCGAGCGTATGCGTCGCGAGAACATAGGCAAGACATATGATGCCGCATCAGTCGTGGGACAGGCCGGTGGTACTGGTCTCCAGTCCTACGGCGGATTCATCCGAGAGGAGTGGCATCCGCATCTTCGCGGCAACAAGGGTACGCGCATGTACCGAGAGATGGCGGACAATGAGCCCGTCATCGGAGCCACGCTCTACGTTATCGAAATGATGCTCCGCCAGGCGAAGATTCGCATAGAGCCTAAAGACGATGGGCCGATGTATCAGGAATGCGCGGACTTCGTGCAGTCGTGCCTCGATGACATCTTGGAGAACGGAGGCTGGGACGGCGTCATGCGCGAAATACTTTCGTGCGTGGTGTTTGGTTGGAGCTGGCTCGAAAAGGTGTACAAGTACCGTGGCGGCCCGACAAATCCCGTCGCCGAATTCCGGAGCAAGCACAACGACGGCATGATTGGCTGGCGCACGTTCGCCCCGCGCGCCCAGGAATCGCTTCTTCACTGGAACATGACGCCGCAGGGGGAAGTACTCGGGATGGTGCAAATCCTCCCCAATTCCGGCGAGACCAGAACCGTACCTCGGTGCAAGAGCCTGCACTTCCGCATACGTGGCACGAAAGGTAATCCAGAGGGATACTCATTACTTAGGCCGGCATACACCAGCTACTACCATAAGAAGCACATGCAATTCGTAGAAGCCCTTGGAATTGAACGTTATTTGGCAGGTATGCCAGTAATGAACGTCCCGGCATCAATGCTTTCCCCGACGGCTACAGCCGACCAGCAGGCCGCGCTCGCATCGTACAAAGACCTAGTCCGCAAGATTCGCCGTGACGAGCAGGATGGCATCGTGCTCCCATCCGAGACGTTGGCCGACGGCAAGCCTAGCGGATTCAAGTTCTCGCTTGTTGGGGGCGGCGGGAATCGCCCGGCTGACGTTGACCCGGTGATTCAGCGCTACGACCAGCGCATTGCGATGTCGCTCTTGACTCAGTTCCTACTGCTCGGAAGCCAAGGGGTGGGTTCTTTCGCGCTCTCAAGTTCGCAGACGAATTTGTTCTCGACTGGATTGGGGACCATTCTCGACATGATTTGCGAGGAGTTCACAAATTCGGCCATCCCAGAGCTGTGTGAGCTGAATGGGTTCAGCGCAGAATGCGCACCGGTCATGACCCACGGAGACGTTGAATCCCCGGACCTCGCAGCGCTTGGGCAGTTCGTAAGCTCGATGGTTAACGCCGGCGCTTTGCGGCCGGATGAGACCCTTGAAGAATATCTCCGAGAGATTGCATCGCTGCCCCAAGCGGCGCCAATTCCTGGCCGCGTCGCTCCACGTACCGAGATGGACGACATCACGCCCGAATCTGTCATCAGTCCTCTTGAGCGCATGGCTTCCTTGGCACAAGCAAGAGCGGGTGCAGCGGTTACGTCTGAGCAGGCAGGCCTTCCTGTGGGCGCGGTGCCGGCATGAAGCTCCGGTGTAAACGATGCGGCAAGCTTCTCGCCGAAGATGTCTCGCCACCGTGGGCAATCCGCTGTCCGCGGTGCAAGCTCATCTCGGACTCGACGGTCATCATCAAGGAGCCAGAGCCGGAGGTCCCGAAGAAAGTTCTTGACATGCGCAAACATTGCGCTGAGCATTGATAGCATACGGCCGTCCTAGGCGGTCACCAGCACGAAGTCATTGTGGCCCCCCACTTGTGCCCAAAGTGGACCGGGGCCTTTGTGCAATTTGCGATAGCCATCCCGATTGTCAAGCGCGACCTCCCACAGGGACTGGTCACGGGATGGGCCGCTCTGTCGACTGACGCACAGGGTCGCCCGGTTGTCGACCACCAGGGCGACCACATCCCGATTGCCGAACTCGAACGTGCCGTCATCAAGGCTTTCTCCGCGACCGGTGGCAAGGGCGTTGTCGGCGACATGCACCGCACGTCGGGTCATGCCGACGTCGTAGAGAGCATCGTCGTCTCCAAAGCGAAGCGTGAGGCGCTCGGGTTCGGCTCAGGACCTGAGGGCTGGGTGGTTACGCTTAAGGTCCACGACCCCGAATTACTCGCTCAAATCACCAGCGGTGAAAAGATGGAGCTATCCATCCGTGGCACCGCTGTCCGCGTGCCGATGGAAGTGGTGGCCTAATGGCAACGACTTTGACGGACCTCCAACTAGACCTCGCCGAACTTCTCAGCGTGGTCGACAAGGGCGCTTCCGGCAACTCGGAGCTAAGCCCGAGGATTGTACTCATGAAGAGACAAGAGATTGACAAGGCAGCGCCTGCCGCTCCAGCGCAAGCCGCGCCCGGTGCGGCAGCCCCAGCAGCTGGAGCATTGGACGAAATCAAGTCCAAGCTCACCGCAATGGAATGGGACGCAATCGTTGCTTGGCATCAAGACGAGATGGCGAAAGCCAAGGCAGCGGAGGATGTTGCCGAGGGTGAACCCGAAGGCCTGATGCCGATGGCAAAATCCATCGACCTTCCGGAGCCCGTGCGCAAAGCGCTCGAAGCCAAGGACGCCGAAGTGCTCAAGATGCGCACCGAGAAGGACGCCATCGAGAAGCGCGTTGCGGCGCTTGAAGACGAGCGCATGACCGCAACCTACATTGCCAAGGCGCGCGACCAGATGGGCTATATCCCCGGGGCGACGGCCGATGAGCTTGCGTTGGTGCTGAAGAACGCCGCGAAGACTCTCCCTGCTCCATCCTTCGAGAAGCTCGAATCAATCCTGAAGCTCGCAAGCACAGCGCTGTCGAAGTCAGCCCTCTACCGGGAGTCTGGCGCCGTCGGCTCGGCCGACGGCTCCGGCGCTGTTGAACGCGTCGAAGCCCTCGCCAAGGCGATGGTCGCTCGCGAGCCCAAGATGTCCATCCAGAAAGCGCGCGTCGCTGCGCTGGATGCCAACCCCGACCTCTATCGCGAATACCGCGAAGAACAGAGCAGGAGCCGATAAATGGCAACTCCAGCATATGAACTTTTCATCGGCGACCTGGGTACGGAAATCGCCGGCGAAGCCCTTACCAGCGACCAGTATAAGGTCGTCACTATTTCGTCTACCGGCGTAATCAAGACAACGGTGCAGGGACAGACCTGCATCGGCATCTTGCAGAACAATCCGGCAAGCGGCGCAACCGCAAGCGTCCGGTTCACCGGCGTCAGCCGTGGCGTTCTTGGTGGCAGCGTTAACCGTGGCGACCGCCTAACCTGCGACACCGCGGGCAAGTTGGTGGCCGCAACTTTGACGACCGACTACATCGTGGGTATCGCGATGAGCACGGGCGTTGCGAGCGACATCATTCCGGTGACGCTGGCCCTCGGCTCGCAGGTCTCCTACAGTGCGGTCGTAGACGGGCTGGCTCCGGCGCAGATGTTCCGGGCGACCTTCGACCCAAGCGCGACCAGCGGCCAACGCACCATTGCAGCTCACGGTCTCGGCGTCACCCTGCCAATCAAGAGCATCGTCACCTGGGCAGGGTATGTTGTCTACACGACGTTCACTAGCTCTACTGACGCCGCAACAATCGCCCTCGGCCTTCCGACCGACGCGGCATCCGGAATCAAGGCGGCCGTCGCCATCAGCAACGGGGCGAATCCGTGGGATGCGGGTAACTTCGCGGCGGTGCCGATTGAAGCAACTCCGTCAACTTGGACAACACAGCTCACTGCCGCACGCGAGGTGACCGCGACCGTCGCAGTCGAAGCATTGACCGCAGGTAAACTGGTCCTCTGGGGCCGCTACATCATCGGCGCCTAACAGGCTGCTTGAAAGGATTGTACCATGCCATTGCCTACTACAAGCAGCCTGAATTTTAACCGGCTGCTCACTGATTACGCAGTTGCCTACGGGCAGGACATCGCCAAAGATTACGTTGCTGACCGTGTAGCCACGGTAAAGCGCGTCTCCAAACAGAGCGCGAATTACGGAGTGTGGTCGAAGGCGGACTTCTTTCGCTCCACCATGCAGCCTCGCGCAGCTGGTTCGCACTCGGCTGGCGGCGGCTTCCGGCTAGACACCACCAACACGTACAGCTGCAAGCGATACGCGTTGAACGTGCCCATCACCGACGAGGACATGGTTAACAGCGACCTCGACCTGGGCAAGGCGAAGACGCGCTACCTGTCGATGCAGGCAAAGCTGAAGCGTGACCTGATTCTCGGGACGGGCGTTTTTGCCACGGGTCTTTGGACCTCCAATACCGAGCAGACAGGTGTCAGCTCTGCGCCGTCGGCAAATCAATTCCTTCAATGGAACGACGAAGCGTCGACGCCAATCCTAGACATCCAGAACCAGCAATCGGTTATCGAGGCATCGACTGGATTGCGCGCCAACAAGGCCGTCTGCAATGCCAAGGTGTTGCGCGCCCTGCGCCGTCATCCCGACCTTCTCGACCTCACCAAGTACACCTCCGCCGGCCTCGTGCCGATGCAGGCGTTGCTTGATACCCTCGAACTCGACGAAATCATCGTCGGTCGTGCGGTCCAGAACACGGCAGCGGATGGCCAGACAGCGGCACTCAGCCGCGTATTCGGCAACCACTTCCTGTTGCTGCATCAAGAGCCATCGCCGACAGACATGGCGCCGACTGCGGTGACGAGCTTTGTCTGGAGCGAGTTCGACAATGTCACCGAGTCGGGCGTGCCCATCTTCACCTGGTACGACCCGGCCCGGAAGTCGGACATCTACGAGGCGGAAATGCACTTCGATGTGAAGATTACGGCGAACGACCTGGGCGTTATGATGTTGTCCGCCGTGGCCTAAATGGGGTGGTTCCTTGCTGGTAGCTAGACGCGACGGAACGCTGAACGGCAAAAGCATCAAGAGAGGGGAGCGCATTGCTGATGACAACGCGCTCCCCGAATCTCTTCTTGAGAAGCTAATAGGCGTTGGCTTCCTGAAATGGGAGCCGGATATGGAAGGCGAAGTTAGGCCGGTGGCAATGTCTGGAGCGATGTCCGAAGGAAAGATACCGCGGACATCGAAGAAGGGGTGATGACATGGCGAACACATACAGTTCGACTTCAATCACCACCGATGTTGCCAAGGTCCGCCTTCTTGTCGGAGACACCAACTCGGCTGACTGGCTGATGACTGATGAGGAGGTCTCGTACTTCCTCTCTGTCGATACCGATATACGCCTCGTGGCCGCTCGATGTTGCGACGCTATCCGCG